GCAAAACCAGATTAACCTTTGGAGATTGGAATATGGCGAAGAGGGGAGCGCGGCCGAAGCCTGTTCACCTTCGCCTGGTGGACGGCACCCACCGTGCCACGCGTCACGGCGACCGAAGCGAGGCGATGCAGAAGGTCGAAGAGGCCGCGGCGGTATTCGGCAAGCTGACCCGACCGAAGCATCTGAAGGGCGAGGCCCTGGCGGCCTGGAAGCGGTACATCGAGCCTGCCGGGTGGCTTGACGCCTCTCGGGAGCCGGCGGCCATCGCGTTCTGCGAGCTGTGGCAGGAGTTCCGGTTCGCGCCCACCAGTTTCCCCGCCTCTAAGCACGGCCAGATGCGCGCCTACATGAGCGAGCTTGGCCTTACCGACGAACGCAACCGCGCCGACACTGGCGATGAAAAGCGTGACGAATTCTTCGACGAATGACGACCGTGCGACCGCATATGCCCAAGCGGTGCTTTCTGGCGCCATTGTCGCGGGGCCGCATGTCCGGAACGCCTGCCGGCGCCATATCGATGATCTGAGCCGAGAGGGTCTGGTCTATGATCCAAAGGCGGCAGCGCGAGCGCTGAGGTTCTTCGAGACGAAGTTGTTCCTCAGCGAGGGGCAATTTGAGGGCCTGCCGTTCCGCTCCACGCCGGCGCAGGACTTCATCATCGGATCCCTGTTCGGCTGGAAGCGTCTCGACGGGACGCGCCGGTTCCGGCGGGCCTACATCGAGCAAGGGAAGGGAAACGGGAAATCGCCTCTAGCCGGCGGCATCGGGCTCTATGGGCTGATGGCGGATGGCGAAGCGGGCGCCGAGATTTACTCGGCCGGGGCGACCAAGGAACAGGCCGGCATCCTATTCCGGGATGCCGTGAAGATGGTGGACAAATCCCCGGACCTGGATAGCCGGCTGAAGCGCAGTGGCGGGCCGGGGCGAGAGTTCAACATCGCATATCTGGCCAAGGGCTCATTCTTCCGGCCGGTCTCGCGCGAGACGAAAAAGACAGGTTCCGGGCCGCGGCCGCACTTTGCGCTCGTCGACGAGCTGCACGAGCACGCGGACGGCGGGATCCTGGAAATACTGGAGCGTGGCTTCAAGTTCCGCAGGCAGCCGCTGCTTCTGATGATCACGAACAGCGGGTCGGACAGAAATTCGGTCTGCTGGGTTGAGCATGAGCATGCGGTGCGGGTGGCCGCGGGAAACATCGACGCGAAGGACGGCGACGCCCACTATCTGGGCGAGGTCATAGACGATAGCACCTTCAGCTATGTGTGCGCCTTGGACCCAGAGGATGACCCGCTCAATGACCCCACGTGCTGGGTCAAGGCAAACCCGCTTCTTGGGGTGACGATCACAGAGGAATACCTGCGGGGCGTCGTCGCCCAAGCGAAGGCGATGCCGTCGAAGTTGAACGGCATCAAGCGGCTGCACTTCTGCCAGTGGACAGACGCCGAGACGGCTTGGATGACGCGCGAGGCATTGGAGCCCTGCATTGCGGACTTCGACCCGAAGGAGCACCGGGACAAGCCCATCTGGGTCGGGTGCGACCTGTCGCAGAACCGGGACATCACGGCGCTTGCCGCGGTGGTGAGGACCGGAGAGGTCGAGGTCGACGCCGAGCGGGATGGGAAGACGCAGAAGGTCCGAAAGCCGACCTTTGATGCCTGGATCGAGGCTTGGACGCCAGGCGATACAATCGACGCAAGGGCGTTGCAGGATAAGGCGCCCTATCGGCAGTGGGCGAACGCAGGGCACATCCACGCTCCGAAGGGGCAGAGCATTCGCTTCGACCACGTCGCCCAGGCGGTCGCGGAATATGCCCACGACTTCGATTTGCAGTGCCTAGCCTATGACCGGTACGCATTCCGCAGGGGTTTCGAGCCTGAGTGCACGGCCCTTGGCCTGAATGTCGAGTTCGTTGAGCACCCGCAAGGCGGGACGAAGAAGGGGAAGCCGACAGAGGCGATGATCGAGGCGGCCAAGAAGGCCGGCCGCGAGCCTGAAGGGCTTTGGATGCCGGGATCCGTCAGGGAGCTAGAGGACGCGATCTTGGAAAAGCGTATCCGGTTCCGCCGCAACCCGGTTTTGATCTCGGCCATGATGTCCGCAGTGACAGATAAGGACCGCTGGGGGAACTACTGGCTCGCGAAAGAGCGGGCGGTCAACAAGATCGACTGCGCGGTAGCAATGGCGATGGCCATTGGGGCCGCTATTGCTCATGAAGGTGCGCAAACGCCCAAGTTTCAAATGCTTTTCGTCTAGGCCGTACCTGTATTGGACCTAGGCATGACCGCCGAGTGACCTATTCCGGCGGCTGGAGAACCGTGCCATGAACCGTGCATATTCTGTTCTCGCCATCAAGGCGGTGGACGATGAGGAGCGCGTCATCCGTGGCGTCGCCACCACTCCCGAGCCTGACCGGATCGGCGACATCGTCGAACCGTTGGGCGTCAAGTTCAGCAACCCCATGCCGCTGCTGTGGCAGCACAACCATTCGGCGCCGATCGGCACCGTGACCTTCGACAAGCCGACCAAGGCCGGGATTACTTTCGAGGCCCGGCTGCCGAAGGTGATGGAGGAAGGCAACCTCCGCGACCGGATCGAGGAAGCCTGGCAGTCGGTCAAGCACGGGCTGGTTCGCGCCGCCTCGATCGGCTTCCGCGCGATCGAGTATTCCTTCATGGACACTGGCGGCATCCGCTTCAGTGCCACCGAAGTTTTCGAGCTTTCTTTGGTCACGATCCCGGCGAACGCCGACGCGACCATTACCGCGATCAAGTCGATCGACGCCCCTGTGCTTGCCGCGCTCGGCAAGGAGCCCAAGGACGATGATCGGCCTGCCCCTGGTTCCAAGCCTGACGAGCATGCCGCGACCGGCCCCCGCATTGTCAAGCTGAACGACATCGCCCGCGCTGGGGCGAAACGGAAGCCGTTCGTCATCAACACGATTCGACGCTGACAGCTTCCGCCGGACAGCCCGGCACGGTCCATCCAATCCGCCCTTGGACAAGGCGAGCCGGCCCGTCGTGACGACGCGCCCGTCCCTAGAAGGAAGTCCCATTATGCCGACCATTCTTGAGCAGATCGCTGCCTATGAGGCGAAGCGAGCGGCCAACGTCGCTGCGATGAAGGCCATCATGGACAAGTCCGGCGAGGAGGGCGCGACCCTCGATGCCGGCGACCAGGAGGAGTTCGATGGCCTCGACGCCGACAATGAGGCGATCGACGGTCATCTGAAGCGTCTGCACAAGATGCAGGCGGTCAACCTGGAATCCGCGAAGCCCGCCAACGGCAATTCGCAGGAGGATGGGACCAAGTCCCGCTCCACCGGCCCCGTGGTGACGGTGAAGAACCCCGTTCTGCCGAAGGGCACCATGTTCGCCCGCTATGTCGGCGCCCTCGCCAGCGCTCGCGGCAACCGCTTCGAAGCGGCCGAGTTCGCGAAGCGGTGGAAGGACTCGACCCCTGAGATCGAGGCCATTCTGCGCATGCCGCCGGACGTGATCGAAAAGGCGGCCGTCGCCGCCGGCACGACCACGGACAGCACCTGGGCTGCGCCGCTGGTGCAGTACTCCAACATGGCGAGCGAGTTCATCGACTATCTGCGCCCGCTCACTATCATCGGGCGCATGAACGGCTTCCGTCGCGTGCCCTTCAAGGTGAAGGTGCCGCGTCAGACCGGCGGCGCCTCGGTGAACTGGGTGGGTGAGGGCAAGGTCAAGCCGCTGTCCTCGCTGGCGTTCGACAGCCTCACGCTGGACTTCGCCAAGGTCGCCGGCATCGTGCCGCTGACCGAGGAGCTGGTGCGCTTCTCCAGCCCCTCCGCCGAGGAGCTGGTGCGCGCCGATCTCGCCGCTGCCATCGCTCAGTTCATCGACGCCGAGTTCATCGACCCGTCCAACGCGGCGACCGATGTCTCCCCGGCTTCCGTGACCTACGGTGTGTCGGCGATCACCGCGACCGGGACCACCGCGGCGGCCTTCCGTGCCGACGTGAAGTCCATGTTCGCCGTGATGCTCGCGGCCAATCAGCAGGTGTCCGCCGGCTACTGGGTCATGACCCAGACGCAGGCGCTCGCCTTCTCGCTGATGCAGAACTCCCTCGGCCAGCCGGAATTCCCCGGCATCACGATGACCGGCGGCACCCTCCTGGGCTTCCCCGTCATCACGTCGGAGAACCTGCCCGCGTCCACCGGCTCGCCGGCCGATGGCTACCCGATCGTCTTCGTCATGCCCGGTGAGATCCTCCTGGCGGACGACGGCGGCGTGACCATCGACATGAGCCGCGAAGCCTCGCTCCAGATGGACACCACCCCGGATTCGCCGTTCACGGCGTCGACCGTCACGGTGAACCTGTGGCAGCACAACATGGTGGCGATCAAGGCGGAGCGGTTCATCAACTGGAAGGCGCGCCGCTCCACCGCCTCCGGCATCATCGCTGGCGCCAAGTACGCCGAGTGATCAACCTCAGGGCCGGGGCGCATCCCCGGCCCATCCCCATGCCCACGCGCCGCACCCTCGGCCGTGTGCATCGTCGTTTCGACCATCAGGCCGCCACCGTCTCGCCAGGCTGCCTGGAATGTTGAGAGACAGCGCGCTCCGCGATGCGCGCGAACACCCACGACTGGACTTCGTCGCGGACGAACGCGATGCGCTTGCTGCCGAGGGGAACCGCCACGGGGAACCGGCCCGCCGCGCGAAGGCGGTTCACGCCTGTCCGGGAAAGGCTTGTGAGGTGGCACACCTCGTTGAGGGAAATCAGAGCCGGGGCCTGTAGGTCGGACATTGGTCGCATCCTTCTATCGGCGGGGCGGCTAACTGGCGCCGCTCCAACTAGAACGGGCAACAATCTAGACCATGTAGACCACCGCGTCCTGACAGAAAGAACCGTTTTCTTTCTGTCCCCCCTTTTTGATCCGATCTGGCCAGGGCGTCTGATGTCCTCGTCTTATCCAATCTTGTGAGGTAGGTCCCTATGCCGATCATCACTGCCGTGCGCGAGCTTCGATATGCCGGCCGCACGATCGTTCCGGGCGAAGCCTTCGACGCATCGGAGAAGGACGCGAAGCTTCTGGTGGCGATCGGCAAGGCGCGGGCCGCCGGGGAAGCCCCGCGCGTTCCCAAGACCGAAGAGGACATTGTCGCCCTCCGCGGTGACTATGAGACGCTGGTGGGGAAGCGCCCTTTCATGGGGTGGAACGCGGCCGAAATCCGCGACAAGATGGCGGCCTACCGGCGGCGCAGCCTGAAGGCGAGCGATTACGAGACGACCAATCTTCAGGCCGAGGACTGATCTGGCCTGATTGGGCCGGGGAGGCGGTTGCGATCATCGCTTCCGGGCCTTCCACCAAGAAGGTCGATATCGGCGCCCTGCGGGGCCGGGTCAAGGTCATAGCGATCAAGGAAAATGTGGACCTCTGCCCCTGGGCAGACGTGGTCTATGGATGCGATGCACCCTGGTGGCGGCATCGGCATGGGCTCCCCGAATTCCGCGGGCTCAAGGTGACGTGGGCGGGGAATGCCTACGAGGCGCCGGGGCTGCGCCGGGTTGAGATTGCGCGGGAACGCGCCGGCTACCGCGAGGATCTCCTGATGGAGCCGGCTGGCACCATCGGGGGCGGCGGGAACAGCGGCTTCCAGGCTTTAAATCTCGCGCTCCAGTGGGGAGCCAGGGCCATCCTCCTTGTCGGCTTCGACATGAGCGATGGCGCCGGGGTCCATTGGTACGGGCGCAACCGATGGCCGATGGCGAACAACCCGGACCAGACGAATTTCCGCCGGTGGATCGACGCCTTTGGGCGGTCTCTCCCGGTGCTCGATGCCATCAAGGCGAAGGTGTTCAATGCATCGCCCCATTCGGCGCTCCAGTGCTTCCCCAAGGTGACAATCCATGAGTTCCTTCAGCGTCTGGATCGGGTTTGATCCGCGAGAGGCCGCGGCGTTCGCGGTGGCGCGTGAGAGCATCAAGCGCCGGCTTTCGCTCCATATCCCGGTTCATGGGCTGGTGCTCTCCGATCTGCGGCGCCGCGGGCTTTACACCCGCCCCACGGAAACGCGGGTGAATTCTGACGGGCACCGGCAGCTTTGGGACAGCATTTCGGACGCCCCGATGGCGACCGAATTTGCAATCTCCCGGTTTCTGGTGCCGCATCTCGCGGGCTCTGGCCTGGCCTTGTTCATGGACTGCGACATGCTGGTCCGGGCGAACCTGATGGAGCTTTTCCGCCAGGTCGACCCGGCCTATGCGGTTAGCTGCGTCAAGCACGACCATCGGCCCGCTGAGGGGCTCAAGATGGATGGCCAGGCGCAGACGAGCTACGGCCGGAAGAACTGGTCTAGCGTCATGGTGTTCAACTGCGACCACCCGGCCAATCAGGAGCTTACCGTCGATCTGGTGAACTCGGCCCGCGGCCGGGAATTGCACCAGTTCTGCTGGCTCAATGATGACCGGATCGGCGAGTTCGGGCCGGAGTGGAACTGGCTTGCGGGATACTCCTCGCAGAACATCGATCCGAAGATCGTGCATCACACGGAGGGCTCGCCGTGCATGGCGGGCTATGAGGATGCTCCTTTCGCAGACGAGTGGCGGGCCGAGCTGGCGCGCTGGGCGGCCTGAGGGGAGGCGGCCATCGGCCTCGGCGATCAGCTTATGGCGACGGGCCTCGCCCGTGGCGCCAAGGCGCGCGGCAAGCGCATCGCGTTCGGTGACGGGCGGCGCATCATCTGGGACCACAATTCGGAGCTGATCTTCCGCGGCAACCCCAATATCGCGGCCCCCGGATGCGAAGCGCATGGGGATATCGAGTGGGTGTCCTATTACAAGGGCCACAGGATCTACAACCGCCACGACAAACGCAGCAATCGTTGGGTTTGGAACCTCGACTTTAGGCCGACGCCAGGCGAGGTGTTCCTAAGCATGGAAGAGCTTCGCGCTGGCGCCCGCGCGGGCTCCGGCTTCGTTCTGATGGAGCCCAACGTCGAGGGGTGGAAATCGGTTGCGCCAAACAAGGATTGGGGCCGCGCGCGCTATCAGGCTGTCGCTGATCGGCTCATCGCTGACGGGCTTCGCGTCGTCCAGTTTGCATACGAGAAGGCGGGACCTGCTCTCAAGGGCGCCGAGGTGCTCCGCACCACGTCTTTCAGGGACGCGCTGGCGGTCATGCGGCATGCGGCCCTCTACATCGGGCCGGAGGGTGGTCTGCATCATGGCGCTGCGGCTATGGGCCGGGATGCCGTGGTGCTGTTCGGNGGCTTCATCCCNGCGTCTGTGACGGGCTACGAGGGCCACGCGAACNTGACCGGNGGCGCTGANGCGTGCGGGTCCATCCTGCCNTGCGCGCACTGNCGCGNGGCGCTGGACGCGATCACGGTTGGCGAGGTCTANGCAGCAGCCAAGGAGCGGCTNTAGATGGACAAGTACCGCCCCTTTGGCGCGAAGTATCAGGTGCAGCGGCGCGTNGCCGGCTATCACGANCTGCGCATGGACGGNATGACGGACCTGGTGCTTCGCGCGGCCGGGAAGTCGGTGTTCGATATCGGGTGCAATCGGGGCCTGGTGGGCTTCGAGTTCGCGAATAACGGCGCTGCGAGGGTGGACGGCTGCGACCTGTACGAGGTCGGCATTCAGACCGCGCGCGAGATGTTCGCTGATCTGCGGTCGGTGGAGAGCCACTTCGAGGTGGTGGATCTGACCAAGGGGCCTTCGTCCCTGAGCCCATTCGCCGGGCGGACCTACGACATCACGATTTGCCTTGCGACCTACCACAAGCTGAAGCGCATCATGGACGAAGAGAGCCTGGCTGCGCTGATGGTCCATTTCGGCAGGTGGACCAAGGGCTATTTCGCTTGGCGGGCGACATCCGACAAGCCCGATGAAAACGAAGAGGAGATGGTTGCGCTGGATCGCGACCTCGGGAAGGCGGGACTTTTCCGCATCCACACCTCCTACATTTCAACCGAACTTGGGGTGGCGGCCATATGGGCGAGGGCGTGAAGATCCTTCAGGACGCCAGCGAGATTGCGGCGCTCGCGGACCTAGCCAGGGCCGAGGGCGTGGCCTCCTATCTGGAGATCGGGTCCAAGTTCGGCGGCTCGCTGAAGGCCATCGCCGAGGCGCTGCCAACTGGCTCGCGCATCGTGTCTGTGGACCTGCCGGCCGAGGGGAAGGCGGCGGCGAGCCGAACCTCTCTGCTGGCGGTGATCGCCGGGCTTCAGGCATCGGGCTATGACGCCCGCGGCATCTGGGGTGACAGCACGGCGCCGGAGATCGTGGCGCAGGTGGCGGCGCTCGGCCCCTTTGATCTGGTGCTGATCGACGCGAACCACACCCTGCCGTTCGTCACGCGCGACTGGATCAACTACGGGGCCATGGGGCGCATGGTCGCCTTCCACGATATCTCTTGGCGCCGCGCACCGGAGTGGCAGGGGGAGCGGATCGACGTTCCGGAGTTCTGGCGCGCGATCAGTCCCGCCTATCGGCATGTGGAGTTCCGCATGTGCCCGACAGGGAAGAACAACGGCATCGGTGTCCTGTGGCGCTCATAGTCTCGACGTGGGTTTGGGGCGACAAGTACCCCGGCCACTATCTCCACCGTCTGGAGGCGGCCGTCCGCCGGAACCTGTCGGGGGAGTTCCGTTTCCAGACCTTCCGGCCTGGCCTGTGCGATGAGCACCTCACGCGCATTCCCGGCTGCTTCGCCCGCCTTCGCGCTTTCGATCCGGAGTGGCAATCATCCAACGGGATCGAGCCGGGCGACCGGATCGTCACCCTCGATCTGGACTTGATCGTCACTGGCAGCCTTGACGGGCTGTTCGATCGTGAAGAGCCCTTCACGATCCTGCAAGGCGTCAACGCGTCGAACCCGTGCCCCTATAACGGCTCGGTGTGGATGCTGCGGGCTGGTTACCGACCGGATATATGGTCCGAGTTCACGCTGGAGCGCGCCGCCAAGGTGCCGCACGACGCGTTCCCTGACGATCAGGCGTGGTTCGCGCACCACATGCCGGGCGCCGGAGCATTCGGCCCAAAGGATGGCGTTTACGCCTTTCAGAAACCGGGTTGGCCGAAGGGGGCTGGGTTGCCGGCTGGAGCGCGCATCGTGGCGTTCCCTGGGCATCGTGACCCGTCGCAGTTCACGGGGCTGGATTGGGTGCGGGAGCACTGGCGATGAAAGCCGTCGTCACGGGCTCGGCCGGGTTCATCGGCAAGCATCTGTTCGCCGCGCTGGAGAACAAGGGATGGGAGGTCGCGGGCATCGACCTAAAGACCGGCGATGACATCTTGACCTGTGATCTTCCGGAGGCGGACGCCGCCTTCCACCTCGCGGCGCAGACGGACGCCTATTTTCAGGACGCCGAGGCTGACGCTGCGGTGAATATCATGGGCGCCTTGCGAGTGTTCAGGCGCTACGGCGCGCGGGCTGTGTTCGCGTCGTCTTCTATGGTCAACTATCCGACCACGCCCTACGCGATTTCCAAGCGTGCTGCCGAGATGTACGCCGCCCTCTATGGCGTCTCCGTGGTTCGGTTCTGCAACATCATCGGGCCTGGCGGGCATAGCGTCTTCGACCGGTTTGCAGAGGCCGAGGAACTCACGATTTACGGCACCGGGGAGCAGCGCCGCACCTACACGCATGTGGAGCTTGCCGTCGAAGCGCTGATGGCCCGCCTGGGGATGGGCGGCGTGTTCGTCCTGGCCGGCGCCGAGCTGAGCGTCAACGATATCGCGGACAAGTTTCCTGAGAAGCCCCGCCGCTATCTCCCGGCTCGCCATGGCGACATGATTGAAGGAAGGCAGGTTCTCGCGTGATCGACCCGGCCAAGGTGGCCCTCTACATCCCGCCGGGCCTCAAGGATTTCAAGCTCAACCTGTTCAACCGGATCGGGGCCGCGATCGAGCGCAAGGGTGGGCGCGTAGTGCGCGCCGATTGGCGGCAGCTTGTCTCTTTGCCGCTCGACATCACGCCGATCGTCGGGTGCCAGCCGGAAACCCGCCCGCTGATCGCCCAATGGAAGGCTGCCAAAAGGCAGTAGATCTATTGGGATCGAGGGTATGCGCGGCGCGTGTTCGCGACGTGGCTGCCGAGGGGGCAGAACGGCGGGTATTACCGCTGGCAGGCCAACGCGTTTCAGATGCGCGATATCCGCGATCTGCCGGGCGACCGTTGGGCGGCCCTGAACACCGAAGTGAAGCCTTGGGCGAAGGGCGGCAGGCATATCCTGATCGCCGCGCCGACCAAGACCTACGCGGCATTCCATGGGATCGAGGGGTGGACCGACGGGACGTTGGACGCTCTGTCCCGCGTCACTGACCGGCCGCTCATGATCCGCGGCAAGGAATCCAAGCGCCCGCTGGCCGAGGATCTGAAAGGCGCTCACGCCATCGTGGCGCATGGAAGCAACGCCGCCGTTGAAGCGGTCATCATGGGTTGCCCGGCCTTCGTGCACGAGAGCAGTGCCGCGGCCCTCGTTGGGCTGACGGACCTCGCGAAGATCGAAGCCCCGGCCTACCCGGATCGCAAGAACTGGCTGCACTCGTTGGCCTATGGGCAGTTCGATGAGCGGGAGCTTGTCGACGGCACCCTCTGGCGCCTCATCGTCTAGGAGCACCACATGAGCCACCTCGATCAGAGCGCCGCCGAACTCCAGGCGGCCATCATCCCCGCCGCGAGCATCATAGCCGTTTCGTCCGGCGTCCCCTTCGCTCGCGGCGCGTGCCGCGGGCTCCTGGTGGGCACCGCGGGGACGGCGACGGTGATCGACAAGGACGGCCACACCGCGACCAACATCCCGCTCGTGGCGGGCTACAACCCGATCCAGGTGCGCAGCGTGACCCTCGGCACCGCGGCCGACGTGTGGGCGCTCTACTGATGCGCCTGCTCCTGACCCTGGTGGCGCTCGCCGCCGTTGCCGGGGTGGCGGCTCTATCCGCCGGCCTGCTCATCATGTGGGGGATCGGCGTCGCCCTGATCTTTGATGGCGTCGTGCTCCTGCTTTTCGCGATCGTGCTCGCGCGAGGGATGATTGCGAATGGCTAACGCTTTGCTCCTCACGACGCTGGCGGCGGGCCTTTCCCCGCGGACGAAGGGCCTTGTGCCCGTCTCCGGCGACCGTGGATGGTGGCCCATCATCCGCGAGAGCTATACCGGCGCGTGGCAGCACAACGTCGAAGTCAGCTATGATAGCGTCCTGGCCTATCACGCGGATTTCGCGTGCCGCACGCTGATCGCCTCCGATATCGCGAAGCTGCGCATCAAGCTTGTGGCGAAGACCGCAGATGGCGTGTGGGCAGAGATCGCCAATCCCGCCTATTCTCCCGTCTTGCGCAAGCCAAACCGCTACCAGAACCGCATTCAGTTTTTTGAAAGCTGGGTTCTGTCGAAGCTCCAGCGCGGGAACGCGTACATCCTCAAGCGCCGGGATGGGCGCAACGTCGTCACCGAGCTTTATGTGCTCGATCCGAACCGCGTCAAGGTGCTGGTGGCGGACGATGGATCCGTCTATTACCAGCTTTCGACCGACAATCTGGCGTCCCTTCCGGAGAGCGTCACGGTCCCGGCCTCGGAAATCATCCACGACCGGTTCAACTGCTTTTTCCATCCGCTTGTTGGTCTGTCCCCGATCTTTGCCGGCGGCCTCGCTTCGACGCAGGGCGTCGCGATCCAGAACAATTCTGCCAAGTTCTTCCAGAACTTCTCCCAGCCCGGCGGCATCCTGACCGCGCCGGGGAACATCGGCGATGACACCGCGGCGCGCCTCAAGGCCGCGTGGGCCGAGAACTACAGTGGCTCGAATTTCGGCAAGGTGGCGGTCCTCGGCGATGGCCTCAAGTACGAGGCCATGGGCGTGAAGGCTGTCGACGCTCAGTTGATCGAGCAACTGAAGTGGACCGCGGAAATCGTCTGCTCTGTCTATCACGTCCCGCCGTACAAGATCGGCGTTGGCGATATGCCGAGCTACAATAACGTCCAGTCGCTCAACATCGAATACTATTCGCAGTGCCTTCAAGCCCTTATCGAGGGGATCGAGCTGTGCCTTGACGAAGGGCTGGGCACTGGCGAGGTGATGGGGACGGAATTCGATCTCGATGGCCTGCTGCGCATGGATTCCGTGACGCAGATGGAAGTGCTCGACAAGGCCAAGGGTATCCTGACGCTCAACGAGCGCCGGGCCAAGGTGGATCAGTCCCCCAAGCCCTACGGCGACACGATCTATATGCAGGAACAGGACCACAGCGCCGAGGCCATCGCTGCGCGCGACAAGCTGCTGATCGAGCAGTCCGAAAATGTTGAGCCGCCCCAAGCGCCTGAGCCGCCGGCAAACGACAACATCGACGCTGAGGCCGACAAGGCCCTCATCGCCATTATGAAGGGCCTTGCCTGATGTTCGACGGAAAGGCTTTCGGCGAGGAAATCGTCAATGTGGTCAAGGGCTACGTTGAACGCGCCCTCGCCCCCTTCATCGCGCGCCTTGCGGCCGTGGAAGCCCGCCAGCCTGAGAAGGGCGACAAGGGCGACCCCGGCGAGATCGGGCCGAAGGGCCTTGACGGGCGGGATGGCGTCGATGGGCTGCCGGGCGAGAAGGGCGAGCCCGGCGAGCGCGGTCTTCCGGGCGAACGGGGCGAAAAGGGCGAGCCTGGGGCTGCCGGGCAGGATGGCGCCCCCGGCGCTGTTGGAGAGCGCGGCGAAAAAGGCGAGCGCGGCGAGCCCGGTCCGAAGGGCGAGAAGGGCGATGCCGGAGAGCGCGGCGAGAAAGGCGAGGCGGGGCCTGCGGGTGCCGACGGCGCGCCTGGGCGCGATGCCGAGCCGGTCACGCGCGAGATGATCCTTGAAGCGATCCGCTCCGACCCTTCGCTGATCCGCGAGATGGTCGAAGAGCACATGAAGGCCAATCCGCCCCCGGCCGGGCCGGCGGGCAAGGATGGCCGCGACGGTGCGGACGGGCGCGATGGCGCGGATGGCGCCCCTGGCCGCGATGGTGCGCCGGGCGAGAAGGGCGCGGACGGCCGGGATGGCGTTGGCCTTGCCGGCGCCCTCATCGACCGCGGCGGCAGCCTTGTCCTCACGCTCACCGATGGCACGACCAAGGAGCTTGGCCAGGTGGTCGGGCGGGACGGGGCGGATGGCCTTGCGGGCGCCCCCGGCAAAGACGGGCGGGACGGCTTCAGCTTCGATGAGTTCGCCTTCGGCTATGACGGCGAGCGCACGCTGACTGCGGTGGCGAAGCGCGGGGGCTATGTCGCCGAGACGAAGGCGGTCATGCCTATCCCGATCGACCGCGGCCCGTATCGCGAGGGGATGGCGTACCAGCGGGGCGATGCGGTCAGCTTCGGNGGNTCCATGTGGCTTGCGCAGCGGGACACCAGCGCCAAGCCGGGAACCGGCGATGACTGGCGCCTGTCCGTGAAGCGGGGCCGCGATGGCCGCGAGGCGCCGAAGGCTGAGGGGAAAGCCTGATGGCCGCTACCTTCATCACCGACGAAGACGCGGCCGGGCATCTCCGGCTCGATCTTGTCACGGACGCGAATAGCCCGGAAGTCGTGATCGACGATCGACTGCCGGACCTCCACCTCAAGATGATCGCGGCCGAGGCCGTGGTGCTCGATTATCTCAAGGTCACGGGGGAAGATTGGGCATACGAAACCGTGCCTGACGTGGTGCGCGCGGCGATCCTTCTGGTTCTCGGCGCCCTCTGGGAGGACCGGGACGGCACGGAAGCGCTGGGTAAGCTGATGGACGCGAGGACGGGCACCGTGGCGCTGCTGCTGATGCGCCTGCGCGATCCCGCGTTGGCCTGATGGCTTCGCGCCCCCAGGCGGAACGGCGCGTCCGCTTCCTGAAGGAGTTCTGGTGGAGCCCGCCGGAGCGGGGAGGGCGGACCTCCATCCGCTTCCTGCCGGGCCGGGTGTATTTCGTGCGGGCCATTTGCGCCAAGGCGGCGATTGAAAGCGGTGCCGCGGTGGCGGTNCGCAAGGGGGAGCCGTGACGAACGCAGGGCACCTCGGCGAGCGCCTNACCTTTCAGAAGCGCGCAGCNACCACNGACGGCTACGGCAANGCCGAGGGCGCGTGGCAGACGCAGTTCACTGTGGCCGCGCGCGTGCAGCCGCTCAAGGGCGGCGAGGCCGTGCTGTCGGCGCGCCTCTCTGGGGTGCAGCCGGTCATCATCGTTGTGCGGATGTCGTCGCATACGAAGCAGATCACGGCCGGTTGGCGGGCGGTGGATGCGCGCACTGGCACGGTCTACGCGCTCACCTCTCCCGCTGCGGATATGGAAGAGCGCCGCATGTACCTGACGGTAGCGGGGACAATCGGCGAGCCGCAGTGATGGTGACAAAAGTTCTTGGGCTGGTTGGTCTTCGAAGAAAGGTTCGGGAGTTTCCCAAGGAGGCCCGTGTCCAGATCGCCATGGCGATGGAAGCCGCAGCGGAAGATGTAGTGCAGATGGCCAAGCGTCTGGTCCCGGTCGATAAGGGAGACCTGATGCTATCCATCAGTTGGACTTGGGGAGACCCGCCGAAAGGCGCAAGGCTTATAGCTAAAAGTAAAAAGATGAAGGGCCTGGGGAATCTTCGCATCACCGTTTTCGCCGGCAACGATGAGGCGTTTTACGCGCGGTGGGTTGAGTTCGGCACGGCGGCATCGCCGGCTAGGGCGTCAAGAAGGAACAAGAATTATCGGCGAACTGTAGTTATGACGAAAGAATATCGCGCTCATGCTGCAACCCCGGCGCAGCCATTTTTCTTCCCCGCCTATCGCGCGAACCGCAAGCGCATCAAGTCTCGGGTTTCAAGGGCTATCACGAAAGCGGCGAAGATGATCGCCACTGAGAAGGGGACCTTGAAATGAGCGACCCTTCTGTAGCGCTCCAGAAGGCGCTTTTCGACGCGATCACCGATACCGGCGGGCCGGGCTCGTTGGTAGCCGGGCGGGTTTATGATGCGGTGCCGCGCTCCGATGAGCCGGGGCATCCTCGCATCGTCTTCGGCCAGTTCCAGGTGCTGGATGACTTCGCTGGCTGTGTAGACGGCGCAGAGGTCAATATCGATCTACATGTGTGGTCGGTCGCTGTCGGAAGTATAGAGGCAAAGACCATCTGCGCTGCGCTTGTCGACGCACTAAACGATGTTGACCTCGATCTCTCCCCTTCGCATCGCTTGATCGAAATCGTCCATTCATCGACGCGGGTTTTTACAGACCCGGACGGCATAACGACGCATGGCGTCGTCAGTTTCCGCGCGCTCACCGAGGCGGCGGTCTAACCGGGCCTCGGCCCTTCTCACCAGAGGTATGTCATGGCGAAGCCCACCACCTTCAAGGGCACGTCTCTGCTCATCAAGTTGGGCGACGGCGCGAGCCCGGAGACGTTCGATTTCCCTTGCGGCCTGACCACTCAGGCACTCAACCGAACGGCCGAGACCAACGATGTCACGGTCCCCGACTGCGACGATCCGGACGCGCCCGCATGGACTGAGCGCGAGGTATCCACGATGGCGTGGGAGGCCACCGGTTCCGGCGTTCTCGCTGACGAGAGCGTCTCGGTGTGGGATGAATGGTTCGCGTCCGGCCTCACCAAGAACGTGCAGATCGACGTAGGCCCTGCGGGGGTCGGGCGGCGGTATACCGGCCGCGCCCTTCTCACCACCTACAACGTGACCGGGGAGCGCGGCCAGAAGGTGACGGTTGAAGTCACTGTTACCGGCGACGGTGAGCTTGTTGACGCGGACCTGACCTGATGGCCGAGTTCGACGCAACCATAAGTGCCGATTGGGGCGACGGCGAGCATCGGTTCCGGCTTGGCCTGGCGCAACTTCTGGAGCTTCAGGAGAAGACTGGCGTTGGCCCTATGGAGTTGTTCTTCCGCGTCCGATCGATGCGTTGGCGCGTGGAGGACATCACCGAGACCCTGCGTCTCGGCCTAGTGGGCGGCGGGCTCAAGCCCGCCGATGCTGTCGCCCTGGTTCGGCGCTATGGCCCCGGCGCTCGGCCGCTCGCTGAAAGCGTGCCGTTGGTGGTCGAGATCCTCGCGGCAGCGATTGTCGTCCCTGAGGCCCCGCCGGAGGGAAACGGGGAAGCGGAGACGGAGACGGGCGTCTCTCCGCCTCCGCCATTTTCGGATGCGGCGCCATCCTAGGCTTTCCTCCGGGGGTCGTCGGCCAGATGAGCCTGTTTCAGCTTTCGGCGTGCGTGGCGAGTTGGAACGCGGCCAATGGTGGCGGCGAGAATCTTGCGCCACCGACGGACGATGAGTTCGAAGCGATGTTGGCCGCGAGCGCCGAGAGGGATCGGCAGCTATCGCCATCCTCTGGGAGGGCTACTGCGAGTAGGCGACCCACACCGCGTACACCGGTAGGCGCCTAGATCCTTTGCCAGGGTCACGGCCAGCCATATCAGCGCCCATCCGCCGAGCGTTACGACGCTAAGCACCAGATGCAAAACATGGTTCGGCCGAGCCTGCTCCGCCATGACCAAGTCGTCGCAGTGGGGGCAATAGCGCTGCACTCGAAAAACGGCCAAGGGGGGCCTCATGGCGACTGATCTTGAGCGGCTTACAGTCCAAGTTGACGCCTCGCTCGTCAAGTTCGAGCGCGCTCTGGCGAAAATGGAAGGCCGCTCCGCCGCTTCCGCGAAGAAGGTCGAGCGCACGTTTGCCGCTATGCAGGGGCGCCTTAATGGCATCTTTGCCGGCTTGGGCGGTGGTGCGGCCGGGGCGTTGGGTGTGCTGGGAGTTGGCCTCGGCGCTCAGCAGGTTCTGCAATATGCCGATGCCTGGACCAAGGCGAACAACTCGCTGAAGGTTGCTGGGCTTTCCGGAGCGGAACTGAATTCGACCCTTGATGCTCTGTATGCCGCTGCGCAGCGGCAGGGGGCTCCGCTTGAGGCGCTGACGGTTCTTTTCAGTCGCACGTCGCAGGCGCAGAAGGAGCTTGGCGCATCGACGCAGGAGCTGCTTCAGTTTTCCGAGGACGTGGCCACCGCGCTTCGTGTCGCGGGCACTTCGCCGCAAGACGCGACTGGCGCGCTGCTCCAGCTTTCGCAGGCCCTCGGTTCCGCACGCGTGCAGGCGGAGGAGTTCAATTCGATCAACGAAGGCGCGAGGCCCATCCTTCAGGCCGTGGCCAACGGCATTGAGGAAGCCGGCGGCAGCGTGTCGAAGCTGAAGCAACTGGTGAACGACGGCGAGATTTCCAACGTAGCCTTTTTCAAAGGATTCCAGGCTGGCGTTGAGTCCATTCGAGATCAGGCGGCAGAGGCGGAGCCGACAATCGGGCAGGCGTTCACTCGCATTCAGAACGCCGTCATCAAGCTTATCGGGGAGGTCGATAAGTCCACAGGCTTCACTTCCGCGTTCGTCGACGAACTCACGAACATGGGGAAGAAGATCGAGGAACTGGCGGCGCCAATCCTCAAAATCATTGACCTTCTTCAAAAGCTTAACGATCTGTACGCCTACGTCTCCAACAATGGTCTTAACCTCGGGTCGAAGCTGAACCAGGCGATTTTCGGCGCCGATACGGTCGAAGAGTTTCTGGTTCCGACCGAGTCCCGCGGCGTCGGCCCCACCACTCGCAACACCGGCCGGTCTCGCTCTGCTGCCACGGCTCCCATTAGCGCCGCTGATTATCCTGTCGTCGGCGCGAAGGAGAAAGGCGCGTCGAAGCAGCGGGCGGACGACTACGCGAGGGAGACGGCTCAAATCCGCGAGCGCACGGCGGCTCTTGAGCTTGAGGCGAGAACCATTGGGATGTCCACCTTTGAGGTGGAGCGTGCAAAAATCGCCTTCGACCTTATGAACGCGGCTAAGGCGGCCGGCAAGGAGATCACTCCCGAACTGACCGCCCAAATCAATGCCGAGGCAGACGCCTACGCGCGCGCCGCGGTTGAGGTCGAAAAAGCCCGCGAAGCGCAGCAGCAGATGGAAGAGGTCCAGCGCGGATTGCAAAGCGCGTTCTCTGGCCTCGTATCTGATCTGGCTAAGGGCGAAGACGCCATCGATTCCCTGACTGCCGCGCTCTCCCGGCTTGCGGATCAGCTTCTCGATATGGTGACGCAGCAGCTTTTCAAGCAATTGCTGGCGGGCATCCCTGGATTGTCGTTTTCGTCCGGAACGGTAGGCGGCACTACCGGGGCGACGTTCGGCAATGTGGGGTTCGCCTCGGGCGGCCAGATCAGCGGGCCTGGGACGGGCACGTCGGATAGCATCCTTGCCCGCCTTTCGAACGGAGAGTTCGTTGTAAATGCAGCCATGGCGAAGCGGTTTGGCCCGCTGCTGGAGGCGATCAACTCCGGACGCTTCCGCCTGCCGGCCTTCGCCACTGGCGGCGCGGTGGGCGGCCCGGCGCCGCGGGCGGTCGGGATGGGCGGCGTCAACGTCCAAGTCGTGAACAACACCGGCACGGCCGCCACCGGCCGCGTGGAAACGCAGCGCGGCCCCAACGGCCAGCTTACCGTGAAGGTGCTTCTGGACGCCATGAGGCAGGAACTGGTTTCGGACCTAGAGCGCATGGGGCCGATCGCCAAGGCGCATCAGTCCCGTTTCGGCCTTAGCCCAGAGCGAGGGATGATGCGATGACCGCCCCTGTCTGGCCTGAGGCCCTGGACTATCGGCCCTTCGCCTCCATGTGGTCGCTCAAGCCGTTCGGTGACCCGCTCGCGACCGATATGGAAGCGGGGAACCAGCGCGTTCGCCCGCGACCGTGGCAGAGCCTCATGGTGGCGCAATGGGGCCGGACCTTCCTGCGGCAGGAGATGGAGGACCACTTCATTCCCTTCGTCGTCACCACCTTGGTCTATGGCACCATCCGGTTCCGGATGCCGCTGCTCTTGGGCGGGGAGACGTGCGAGACGCGCACGGTACAAATCCAGCCTGGCACGCTGCAATACGGGGCGCTGATCGGCCGCAAGGTTCAGGTGGCCATGGGCCTGACCATCTTCCCCACAACGGTTCTGGATTGAGCCATGACCGATTGGACTGACGCATGGGCCGAAGCCGAGGCGACGGTGGCGCCGTCCGTCCTCGTCTTCGACACGCTGGAGCTTCAACACCCTGCATTTCTGGAGGG